AATCAAATATGTTTGAAGGACAAGATCCAACTGAAGTAGGTAAGTCTTTGGCAAATTTAAGTGAATCAAATTTAAACACGGTAATAGATGAAGCTAGAAGGCAACAAGGTCAAATATCACCTAGAACAACAGTGCCTTATAATCCTAGATTAGGTGCGTCTAGTGAGGGAATTAGAGAAAGAAGTAGATTTTTAGAAAAAGCTGCATCAGATAAAAAAATTAGACAGCCAAGTAGCACCGTTACTAAAGAGCAAGTTGACGCATCAAGAAAAAGAAGAAGAGATAAAAAAGACGCTTTTAAAACCGCAGCGGCATCTGCTAAAGGCGTGAGGGCAATGAATAGAAGAGATCAAGGAAAAGTAAATAAAGAACGTGATAAAATAAAAGACAGATTAACGGAAGCATCAAAAACAGGAACGCTTAGACTTAAAAAAGGCGGTTTAATGAAAAGAGATTACCCATAACACAACACCCCATTGGCAACTAACTCCCCACAATAAGTGGACTACAGTTACCCCAAAAGGAGAAAATAATGAATGAACAAGTAGCGGAAGCACAACCAGAAAATAAACAACCACCAAAAGCTATGGTGATGAAACGTCAAAAATACACAAATGAAGAAAAACGAGAGCGAGAGGAAAAAGAACTTGCAGAACTTGTAGAAAAAAATAAACAGCAAGCAACAGAATCTGAAGCAACATCAGAGCAAGAACCAGAGGTTACAGGAGAAGAAAAAACTTTTAAGAAACGTTATGGAGACTTGCGTAGACACATGCAGGAAAAAGATAAAGAAGTGCAAGGACAAATTGATGCACTTAAAAAACAACTTGTAGAAGCTACTCAAAAAGAAATTAAACTTCCTAAGTCAGAAGAAGATATAGATGCATGGGCTAGTCAATATCCAGACGTTGCTGCGATTGTTGAAACCATTGCTATAAAAAAAGCAAAAGAACAAGCAGTTGCATTAGAAGAAAGAATAAAAACACTTGATGAAATGCAGTTTAATGTTACACGTGAGAAAGCAGAAAGTGAGTTACTTAAATTTCATCCCGACTTTAATGAAATAAAAGATACAGATGAGTTTCACGATTGGGCAGACACACAGCCTAAATGGGTACAGGACGCTCTATATGAAAATGAAAATGATGCACGTTCAGCAGCAAGGGCAATAGACCTTTACAAAGCAGACATGGGTATCACAGGTAAAAAGAAACAGACTTCAAATGATGCTGCTAAATCTGTAAATACTAAGAGTGCTAGAAATGCACCACCAACAGATGATACAAAAGCTTTTATAAAAGAGTCTGATGTAAATAAAATGTCAGCACAAGAGTACGAAAAAAAGGCAGACAGTATTATGGAAGCTATTAGAGCAGGAAAATTTGTTTATGATATTTCTGGTAATGCTCGTTAAAAAGTGTTGACAATTAAAAATTTATACATATAACTACATGTATGTATATATAAATAAAGTATAACCTCACATTGACTACTTATACTTTATAATCCGCAAACATCAATAAGTTTTTTAGTCTAACCTAATCACGGTAAGCCCATCTACTGACGTAGGCATACGTCTTTATTTGCACCTTACACGAATTAGCCACTATAAAAAGATTGTAGTTTTGCATCTGTAAAAGCTAAAGGAGGTTATAATCAATGGCTTTTAAAACCGCAGCAGGTTATGGTAATTTACCAAACGGTAATTTCTCACCAGTAATCTATTCCAAGCAGGTGCAGTTGGCTTTTCGCAAAAATTCTATTGTGGAAGCTATAACTAATTCTGATTATTTTGGAGAGATTTCGGGTATGGGCGATACCGTTAAGATTATCAAAGAACCTGAAATCACTGTGAAAGAGTATGCACGTGGTGCTCAAATTACTCCACAGGATTTGGATGACGAGGACTTCAGCCTTGTTGTTGACAAAGCAAACTATTTTGCGTTTAAAGTTGATGACATTGAAGAAGCTCACTCACATGTTAATTTCCAAAGCCTTGCGAGTGATCGGGCTGCATATCGACTAGCAGACCAATTCGACCAAGAAGTTCTTGGATACATGAGTGGATTTAAACAATCTGCTATCAGTAGTGTTGCAGGAACAGCAAACGATGTTGTTTCAGGTACTAAGGCAGTATCAACTGCAGCGTCTAATGAACTACTTGCTTCTATGCAGGTAGACGCAGAAGACTTTAACGGTGGCTCTTCAGGAAACTCTATTGTAGTTGTTCCAAGAGCAGGTGGCGATAGCTTAAATACTACAACAGCTAAAGCTTCACCATTGTCCGTTATAGCTAGAATGTCTCGTAAGCTTGACCAACAGTTTGTTGACAGTCAAGGACGATGGCTAGTTATTGACCCTGTATTTGCAGAGTTACTCAAAGATGAAGATTCACGTTTGTTGGATTCTGACTTTGGTGGTTCTGGATTGCAGAACGGACTTATCTTTAATAATATACATGGATTTAAAGTGTATATGTCAAACAATTTACCTGCAGTAGGTAATGGACCAACTGGTGCTACGTCAACAGGAAGTTCTCATTACGGTGTAATATGTGCAGGGCATACGTCAGCAGTAGCATCTGCAGAACAAATCAATAAAACGGAAACATACCGTGATCCTGATTCGTTTGCAGACATTGTTAGAGGTATGCATCTATACGGCAGAAAAATACTACGACCCGAATCTTTGACTAGGGCGTTGTATGTTTCATCAATATAGGGGAGGATTAGAAAATGGCAACTTATGATATGACATCTTCAAGCACCACTGGTGTTTCTTCTAACTCTATAGCAGTATTACCTTCCCAAACTGGTATGGGTGCAATGCGTATGATGCAAGCTTACTTGGACATTGACGCACTCGTAACAGCAGGGTATTCTGGTGCAGATGGTGACATCTTTCAACTACTTGAAATTCCTGCAGGAACACTTGTTCTTTTTGCAGGTGCTGAAGTAGAGAAAGCTTTTACTGGAAGTTGTACTTTGGATATGGACTTTGCAGCAGGTGACGACATCATTGATGGTGCTGATGTTACCTCAACAGGGTTCTGTGCCGAAGGTACAAATGGACAGTCTAATGATGTTACTACTGGTGCAGCTTCAACATTTACTCAATTTATATCTACTACAGATACTATTGATTGTAAAATTGCAGGTGCAGCTCCTGCTACAGGACGATTACGAGTGTATGCTTGTGTAATTGACTGTAACGATGTAGGTGCATCAGGTAAAGCTGATGAGGTTGATAGAGATCAGTTAGCTTAATATTATTAGTGAGGGCAGGGCAACTTGCCCTCGCTTTTAAATTAAAGGATTATTATGGCTACAACGTATATAACTTTATGTAATGATTTATTAAGACGCTTAAATGAAGTTACATTTGATACATCAGGAGATGGATTTTCTGGAGCTAAAAATATTCAAGCTATAGCTAAAGACGCTATCAATAATTCAATACGAGAAATACTTCAAGACGGTCATCAATTTCCGTTTCTTAAAACAACAACAACTCAAACTATGACTGCAGGTACAGGAACATATGATTTTCCTAGTGACTTAGCTAGTGTAGATTGGGATACTTTTTATATTAAAGAATTAAGTAGTGCTAGTAATACACCTATGGCTTTACGTACAATTTCATTTGATGTATACACTCAAAAATATAGAGCCGTAGAAGATGCAGCAGGAACAAGCGGTAGAGCAGCACCTACATTAATTTATCAAACTGCAGAAGAAAAGTTTGGTGTGTATCCATTGCCAGATGCTGCATATGTTATTGAATATGTTTATTACAAATTTCCAGATGATCTATCGGCATTTGGTGATACTATGATTATACCCGATAGGTTTAAATATATTATAATAGATGGTGCAATGGTGTATATGATGCGTTTTAGGTCAAATGAACAATCTGCTCAAGTACACCAACAAAAATTTACACAAGGTATAAAGTCAATGAGAAGACTATTATTAGATGACCCTATATCAATACGGTCTACTATGATTACTAAACCACATTATTCTACAGACGTTATAAACTTGAGTTCGTAAAATGGCAGATGCAGTATCTACATTCAAATCAGTCTGCAGAGGTGGATTAAATACAGGTACAGATGTGTTATCTTTAGGTACAGAATCATCTGGTGCTGCTACTCAATTAGTAAATTATGAACCTAACTTAGAAGGTGGGTATAGAAAAATAAGTGGTTATGCTCATAACTTTGGAACTGTAACAGGAACAGGTTCTGTGCTAGGTGTGGCAGTAGCTAATGGAATAAATCAAGGAATATTAGCCTGTAGAACACCCTCATCAGGAAACAATTATTTACACCATTGGAATTTTTATTATACTTTTACTGTGGGCGCAGATACAAATTTAACAGTAGGACAGACCTTAACAGAGCGTTCTACTGCAGATGATTCAAGTACAGTTACAGCCGTGTCTGGTACATTAATATCTAAAAGTTCTAATACTATTGTAGTTAATTTTGGAAGACTGCCATCTGCTGTATTTACCAACGGTAATCATATATCAGATGACAGTTTTTCTACAAGTACAAATATAACCAGTGCTCCTAGTGTTATAGGTTGGACAGCAGTAAGCACAAGCGGTTCTCCTACAATGACAGGAGTAAGCAAAGTAAGATTTACAAAAATTAATTTTGGTTCTCCTAAAATTGTATTAACAGATGGAGTAAATCCTGCAGCTACATATGATGGTAGTACCTATACTCAAATAACAGATGCAAATGCTCCAACAGATCCTACAATATCAGAAGAATTTCAAAATCATTTATTTTTGTCAGGAGATGTAGCTGCACCCAGTAAAATATTTTTTAGTGCTCCTACAGCAGAAACAGACTTTGATCCTGCAAATGGTGCAGGTGTAATAAATGTAGGATTTGAAATAGTATCGCTTAAAAAGTTTCGTAACGTTCTTTATATATTTGGTAAAAATAATATAAAAAGATTAGTCGGAGAAAATTCTGCTAATTTTAGATTAGAAACAGTTACATCAAATTTAGGATGTCTTTCAACAGACAGTGTAATAGAATTAGGCGGTGATTTATTATTTCTTGCACCAGACGGTATTAGACCCATAGGCGGTACAGCTAAAATTGGTGATGTTAATTTAGAAACAGTATCTAAAAATATACAACAGACAATTAAAAATTTAATTAAAGACGAAACATTAACAGAATTAACTTCCGTAATAATTAGAAGCAAATCTCAATTTAGATATTTTTTTACCAGTACAGGTTCTTTTGGTTTAATAGGAGCATTAAGAGAATATCAAGGAAGAATGTCTTTTGAGTTTGGGCAGTTAACAGGAATTGCATGTATTTGTGCTGATAGTGGTTATATAGAAACAGATGAATTTATTATACATGGAGACTCAGCAGGTAAGGTATTTCAACAAGAATCTGGAAATGCTTTTGATACAGGTAATATAATAAGTATATATAAAACTCCTTTTGTTTATATGGAAAATCCTGAACAAAGAAAAAATTATTATACTGTATCTACATATTTAAGTGCAGAAGGAGCACATACAATAAATCTAGGTATAACCTACGACTATGAAAATACAGAAGTTTTAAATCCATACACC